CACTATTCTGGACATTGCTCCTCTAAATCAAATCAAGGTTCTTCCTTACAAAGAAAAGAATGACTGGACTTTGGAGCAAAAGTATAATATTGGTAAGAAAGGTAAGGGTGAAGAGGGAAAGCAATAAATAATATTGAGTCTTTCGTGCAGACTCTACGAATGTCGGAACACCCATAGAGGTAGGGTTTACCCCCTACCTCTTTTTTTGTTATCTTGTATAATTAGTATTGGATGCCGTAAGGGTCCACACAACGCAATCTCGCTTTTAGGAGAGCTACAAATGACTAACTTAGCAAAGTATAACGCTGCGAATCTAGACCAGTTGATGGATAGAATTGCAAAGAATTCTATTGGAATGGATGAATACTTCAACAGAGTATTCAACGAATCAACACATAATTATCCACCTTATAATGTAATTCAGGTAAATAGTACTGAGACGCGTTTAGAAATCGCATTAGCTGGATTCAAGAGGGAACAGGTTCATGCTTACACCGAGTATGGAAAACTTTTTGTCAGGGGGGAAAAGGAAACATCTGATGAAAAGGGATCGTTTGTCTACAAGGGACTGGCTCAAAGAAACTTTGAAAGATCCTGGACACTTGCTGAAGACACAGAGGTCTCCAACGTCGTATTTGAAGACGGACTTCTATCAATCACCTTAACAAAGATTATTCCTGATCATCATCAACGTAAGGACTATCTCTAAATATAACTGAATATCGTCGCCGCAGGGGTCAACTGGCAAAATCCAGTTGTAACCCCTCTTTTTTTATGTTATAATTACAATGGTATACAGTAGGTATTATGGCAACTAGGCAGTTTGTGGATAGTAAAGGACAAACTTGGGAATGGGAAGAAACACTGGAAGTGTTGAATGCAGTGGAACAACTACATAAGACTATCAAAGAAAATGAGGAAGCATTGAATGGAAAATCTTAAGTTGATTGTTATGACTAACAATCAGATTCTTCTTACACAGATTGAAGAAGTAACTACAGAGTTGGGAGAACCTGATTGTAAACTGGTTGAACCATTTCTTCTCAATCAGTCTTCCTTGGAATTGAGTCCTTGGTTGCTTGATTATACCACTCAAAATACTTTTATGATTCACTCAGACAAGATCTTGACTATTGCTGATCCTAATACTAAACTGAAAGGTAAGTATGAGAGTCTGGTAAAGGAATAATATGTCTTTTAGGTTTTATACTAATGTCCAGGTTGTTGGCGACAACTTCCTGGTTCGTGGTTTTGAGAATGGTAGAAGTTTTACCACTAGGGAAAAGTATCAACCAACTCTTTATGTTAAATCAAAGAAAGAAAGTAAGTGGAAAACACTTGATGGGGAATGTGTAGAACCTATTCAACCAGGCACAGTTAGAGATTGTAGAGAGTTCTACAATAAGTATGATGAAGTGGATGGATTCCCCATCTATGGAAATGAGAGATATGTCTATCAATACATCTCAGACAACTATCCAGAAGAAGAAATCAAGTTTGATATCAAGAAGATAAACTTGGTTACTATGGACATTGAGGTTCAGGCAGAGGAGGGGTTTCCTGACCCTGAGTCTTGCTCTGAGGAGATGTTGACTATCTCTATCCAAGATTACAGTACTAAGCAGATTACAACTTGGGGCAGAAAACCATATGCCCCCACACAGAAGAATGTCACCTATCATCATTATAGTGATGAAGTGGAGATGTTAAATGCATTTCTTTACTGGTGGCAGAACAATACTCCTGATGTGATTACTGGGTGGAATGTGAGACTGTATGATATCCCATATCTATGTGGGAGAATCAGCAGGATTATGGGAGAGAAAAAGATGAAGCAACTTTCTCCTTGGGGTATGGTCAGACAAGAGGAAGTAACTATCACTGGAAGAAAGTTCAATGTGTTTGACATTGTTGGACTTACTACACTGGATTATCTTGATCTATACAAAAAGTTCACCTATGTGAATCGTGAATCATACAGACTGGACTTCATTGCTGAAACTGAACTGGGACAGAAGAAGTTGGATCACAGTGAGTTTGAAACCTTCAAAGACTTCTATAGGGGCAACTGGAAGAAGTTTGTTGACTACAACATCATTGACGTGGAATTGGTTGACAGGTTGGAAGAGAAACTCAAACTGATTGAACTTGCTGTCACTATGGCATATGATGCCAAAGTGAACTATGTGGATGTCATGTATCAGGTAAGGATGTGGGATACTATCATCTATAACTATCTGAAGAGGAGAAATATTGTTATCCCTCAGAAGGATAGAAGTGATAAGAGTGATAAATTTGCTGGTGCCTATGTTAAAGAACCTAAACCTGGTGTCTATGATTGGGTAGCATCCTTTGACCTCAACTCTCTATATCCTCACTTGATGATGCAGTACAATATCTCGCCAGAAACCTTGGTAGAAGAGAAGCACCCATCAGTCACAGTAAATAAGATTCTAGATGAGTCTGTTACTTTTGAGATGTATAAGGACTATGCAGTCTGTGCCAATGGAGCAATGTATAGGAAGGATGTGAAGGGGTTCTTGCCTGAACTGATGGAGAAGATGTATGCTGAGAGAACAGTCTTCAAGAAGAAGATGCTAAAATCAAAGCAGGCATTGGTTGATATTGAGAATGAAATGAAGCGCAGGAGGAAGAAGTAGTTGCCCCCACCCTTAAAGTATTGTATAATATAAATAATACTTTATAGGGGGTGCTATGTTTGATAATTTGACTGGGCAGGTATTTGGCAGACTTACAGCAGTATCACCAGACAGGAGAGGGAAACGCACATACTGGGTTTGTAAGTGCTCTTGTGGTGGTGAGAAAACTGTAAGGAGAGAGAAGTTAAAAAATGGGACAACTATATCTTGTGGGTGCGCCAGAAAGGAAAGGAACCACGGTTGGGCAAAAGATAAGTTGTATGGTAGATGGAGAACTATGATATCCAAATGCTACAACCCCAATTCTACTGGATATCATAAGTATGGGGCGCTTGGTATTAAAGTCTGTGATAGATGGAGAGAAAGTTTTCTAAATTTCTATGAGGATATGGGATACCCAGAGGAAGGAATGACTATTGAGAGAGTTGATGCCTATGGGGATTACACACCTGAAAACTGTATCTGGGCAGATTATGTGACCCAAAACAACAACAGACCACGCTTGACAAATAAGTAAAAATTTGCTACTATTCTTGTAGAGATGCTATGTGCTGGAGGGACTTATTGGGTATTTAATCGGTGGTGCAGGTGAAGGACCAGAGGTAAAGATTATTGAGTCTGATAAAGACTATAGTAAACTCTCTGATAAAGAATTGCTTGCCCTTAGGGATCAAACTGTGAAAGATATTGCAAAGTTCAATAACTTTCAGATGGTTCGTAAGATCTGTCTCAACAGTGCTTATGGTGCTATTGGTAATCAATATTTTAGATATTATAAACTTGCTAACGCAGAAGCAATTACACTTTCTGGTCAAGTTAGTATTAGATGGATTGAGATGAGGGTGAATGGGTATCTAAATAATCTGTTAAAAACAGAAGATGTGGATTATGTCATTGCATCTGACACTGATTCAATCTATCTTAATTTTGGACCTCTTGTTGATAAATTTTTTGGTAATAAAGTTGACGACAAGGGCAAGATTGTTACAATTTTGGATCAAGTCTGTAAAGATAAGTTGGAACCGTTCATCGAATCCAGTTATCAGAAACTTGCGTCGTATCTCAATGCATATGACCAAAAGATGCAGATGAAGCGAGAGAATGTTGCTGATCGTGGTATCTGGACTGCCAAGAAGAGATACATTCTTAATGTTTGGGACAGTGAGGGTGTTAGGTATGAAGAACCCAAACTCAAGATCATGGGTATTGAGGCAGTTAAATCATCAACACCAGCACCTTGTCGTAAGATGATTAAAGATGCTCTCAAGTTGATGATGAGCGCAACTGAGGATGATGTTATTGACTACATTGATAATTGTAGAACTAAGTTTAGAAAACTTCCTCCAGAAGATATTTCTTTTCCAAGGTCAGTCTCAGATGTTAATAAGTACAAAGCAAGTTCAACAATTTATATCAAGGGTACTCCAATTCATGTGAGGGGAGCGCTCCTTTTCAATCATCAGATTAAGGAAAAGAAACTGACCAATAAGTATTCACTAATCAACAATGGTGATAAAATTAAGTTTGTTTACTTGAAAAAACCAAACCCCATATATGAAAATGTAATTTCTTTCATCTCTGAATTTCCTAAGGAACTTGGAGTTGACAGTTATATTGATTATGACCTACAATTTGAAAAGGCATTTCTTGAACCACTTAAAACAATCCTAGATGCTATTGGGTGGAAGATGGAGAAAACAGTAAACCTTGAATCATTTTTTAGCTAATGGACTTCTTACGAGATATTGTAAAAGAGATCGGTGATGACTTCACAAAACTTGCGTCAGACATTGATGAAACGGAAACTTACGTCGATACCGGCAGTTATATTTTTAACGCACTGGTTTCAGGTAGTGTATTTGGTGGTGTATCTGGGAATAAGATTACTGCTATTGCTGGAGAGTCTTCTACTGGAAAGACTTTCTTCTCTCTCGCTGTGGTTAAGAATTTTCTTGATACCAACCCTGATGGTTACTGCCTCTATTTTGACACTGAGGCTGCTATTACCAAATCTCTAATTGAATCCCGTGGAATTGATACTACTCGTCTGGTT